CGGTAAAAAAACCGACTTTCTAGCAATCACTTCGGAAGTTCCAGAAAGCCCTGTCGAGTTTGGCCTTTACTACTTTTCGTCATTAGTAAATGTAGGGGCATACTGGAGAATAGACCTTCTGAGCAATGGAAGTCCGAGCAACGCTTTTGTCAACGGCAAGAAATACGCTTTTGGCATGCAGGAATACAGATTTCCGCGAGAGCTTGAAGTAAACTTAGGAACGACAGCGAGACGATCAGGCCGCGCACGTCTTACCGTAGTCGGTCACGGCTTCAACGCGTCTAATGTGTATGCTACGCAAACCCTAGGGGCATACACGGGCAAGGGAACAAGAACGGACGAATGTGAAATGGACCGCGTGCACTTTATCGGGGCCAATGTTATTGACGCTAACACTTTGGAATTTCATTGGCAATCTGAATACAAGGTACGCGGTTGGTACGGTATATCACTGATGGGACTCTAAACAGAGGAAAGGTCAATGGCCGTTCTTGAAGGCGCTACTTCAACTTTACTCGCGGAAGTAGGCGCAGCCCCGTCAACGGGCTTGCACGTCAGTCAGCGTCCGCTGGATTACAGCGGCTTGGGTCATTACCGCGTGGCGGTGCGGTTTGCCCTCGCCAATTCGCAAGCGGCTAATTCGCGTTTGTTCATCCTGCGGAATACCGCCACCAACATCATCATTCCAACTCGACTGGAAATCCGGTGGCTGCAAACGGCGGCACATACGGCGGCAATTCTGGACTCGCTGGACGTGTACAAGTTGACCGGATTCACCACGACGGACACGACAAACACGGTGACTCCCGTACCCTCCGTGAAGCAGTTGGGGATGGGCGCATCGCCGGGGAACGTGGACATCCGCCACGTTACCGTGGCGGGAGTGGCGGCGGGCATGACGGGGGGAACGTCCGTCAAAGATTCCAGCCCATTTGCTCGGCTGTCGAAGTGGCTTCAACTGGCCCAACCCACAGCAGGCCCGGTGGACCCGTCTTTTCTCGACGCGATAGATGACCACCCGCACGAATGGCCGTTTATCTTGGAACAAAATGAGGGTTTACTCATTGAAAATCGCGTCGTGCTCGGTGTCGCCGCTGGTTCGGCGGTCGATGTTGTATTGAGCTACGCCGAGCTTGCGGCGACGGGGTTCTAATGGATGACAAACACGTAGTACTCGTCTCGCGACAGAGTCTGCCAAAGGGGTGAACTGACATGGCCACGAACACCGTCCTGATTTCCAAGTTGACTGGGAATCCCGAGATCCGCGTCGGGATTACCACGACCGGCATTGAGATCGAGATATTGCTGACCGATTTTCTGACAGCGCTGCTCAAAGAGGTCGGGAGTCCGGCCGGCGTGTTTCGTCGCGCGGAACTCGAGCGGCGCGTACGCGATGCGGCGCTCGTTGTTGTGAGAGGCATGAAGGCAGAAACCGCACGTGTGGTGTAACCATCATCGAGGAACAACGCCATCATGACACTGACGGAACGCCGCGCCGAATTCGTCTACAACGCCGCACGACTGGCCGCGGCTGCCGCGAACGCACCCATCATTCCCGTTGCGTGGCACGAACGCGAGCAGCCATTCAAGGACCAGCTCCTCAAGGTGATCGAACGGCAGTGCGGAGAGCAGCGGTCGCGCTCGCCCGAGGAACTGCATGGCTCGTGGATGCAAGCCTACTTCGCAATGGGCTGGGTCTACGGCGAGCCCTACGACCGCGAGGCGAAGCGGCATCCTGACCTGGTGCCCTATGCTGATCTCGGCCAACTCGAACGCGACAAGGACGCGGTGTTCATCGCGCTCTGCGACATCGCAAGGCAGTGGATCTATGGGTGATGGCCACGTTCCGCGCTCGCGCCTTGACACGTTGAACCGCGGCGGTGTTACCGAAGGCCGTGTCGCGGAACTCGTGACTGCTGGCGTCATCGCCGCCGCCACGAACATCTACCAACAGGTCGGCGAGGAGACCGCCAAGAATCTCGAAATCATGGAGGATCGTGTCGTCGAGCGGGTGCTGCGCGAACTCCACGAGCAGAAGCTGACCAGCTTGGCCCAGCGGTGGTTCACGCGCGTCGTCCTGCGCCGGAACCCGGTGTCGGTTCTGCGTCGGAACGGCAAAATCCAAGGACACTTGTGAAGGCGCCAACACGACAACCCGCGCACTGTCATTGCGTCATCGTCCAGGCGACACCCGTGTGGGTGGGCGCTCGCCGTCATGGCACGGGCCTGACCACGCATCGCGCCGTGCACCACGGCAATCCGTTCTTCGGCACCGGCGCCTGCGTGCATGACGAGCTCCAGCGGACAACGCGCGCTACCCCGCGTCGCAGGGCCGGCGTCCGACTCCGCTTGACAGAAGCGCCCTCCATGCGCTAGTCGTTCACTCACTCAGGTCGTACCGGTCAACGGACCGAACGGCTTCGCACGACACAACTTAGAGGAACCCAACGGGGCTCATCCGCAACGGCGTACGCCGAGGCGTGGTGGGCCTTCGTCATTTATGCCACTCGAACAAGGCTCTGTTGGTCACGGGATCGATCCCAAACTCGCGTATGCGATTGCGCCGGCGCTCGACGCGTCGCGTGATCTGAAGGCCGAGTACAGCGCCACGCGTTACGCCGCGCAGAACGACCATTACGTCGGATTCATGAAAACATGGACCAAGGCGCTCAACTTCCTGATCGGCGAACACTGGCGAAGTCGCTGGGACGGCATGAGTCTCACGTGGGCTGCCGACACCAAGGTTCCACCATGGCGCCAGCAACCCGTCACCAACCTGACGTACGCGGTCTACCGCACCGCACAGGCGAAACTCACCAAGCAAAAGCCGACCCTCGAGGTCGTGCCGTCCTCCGGCGATTCGCAGGAGAAAGAGCAGGCGGAACTCGAAGCGGAACTGCTGACGCATCTGTGGCGCTACCTGAAGATGCCGAACAAGGTCCGCATCTTCATCGGGTGGCTGTTGATCACATCCACGTCCTTCTGGCGTGTGGGTTGGGATCCGGAAGCGGGCGCGCTCAAACCGCGCACGGTGCCGATGTCGAAAAAGGTGGCACATGCCACATCGGCCGGCGGATTCCTGGAGGGTGCGGACCACACATCCGAAGATGCGCCGGATGCGAGCATCCAAGACGAGCAAGACGAGAGCGACGAGCAAGTAGACGTCGCCGCCGACGAGAACGGCGAGCCCTACAAGAAGGAGGGCACCGACGAGATCGACTACGACCGTAAGCCCACTCGCGAGGCTCAGGGCGAAATCGCAATAAGCGTGGTGTCGCCGCTCGGCGTTCGCTACAACCCCGATGCCACATCGCCTGAAGAGGCTGACGAATGGTACGTGGCGTCGTCTTGGACCAGATCGAAAACCGCTGATCATTTCGGCATCGACGAGGCCGAACTCAGCCAGTCGGACGAGTCGAGCGAACAGCGCAACCTCTACGAGAATCTCGTGTCGGCCACGGCCGCTGGGTTTCCGCGCAGCTGGGCCGACCAGGTGTCGATGTGGGGAGTGAGCCAAGAAGGTGCGATTGGCAACCGCGTGCTTGTCGTGGAGTTCTACAGCAAGCCGTGCAACAGGTATCCCGAGGGCCGGCATTGGATCAGTTGTGGCCCGAAGATGGTGTGGCCGAAAGCGGACGACAAGAACTTCCCCAACAACGAAGCGCCGCTGCCGTTCGGATTCTGGCCGCCGCTGGTCGCCGCGGTCGACACACCGGTTCCCGGTCAGCCGTCCGGCGTCGCGCTCATAACACAAGCGGTGCCGCTCAACGAGCAGCTCAACACTTTGGACGGCAAGATCGCAGAGAAGAACGCGATGGATGCGATGGGCGGCATCTGGATCGCCAGTCCGGAAGACAAAACCTTCTTCAAGCCCACGAGCGAACCGGGTCAAGTGCAGTACTCGCAGGCGCTCAAACGCGCCGGTTCCGGCCACGCGCCGTACCAGGCAAAGCTCAACGGTATGCCGCCAGAAGTGCTGGGCGAGCGCAACGTGATCGTGGATAAACTGCTCGCGGTCACGAGCATGAGCACGGTCGATCTGACGTCGAAGCCCGTGGGTACACCTTCGGGTCGCGCGCTGTTGGTCACCCAAGAGACGTCCGACGCAGTGCTGATGCCGACGCTGATGGCGATGGAGGAAGCATTGGAAGAGGTTGGCCGGCGCCAACTAGTGATCGCGCAGCAGAAGTACCACGACACGCGCCTTATTCAGATCAAGCAGCCGGACGGCCAGTGGCTCTTCCGAAAGTTCCGTGGCGCGGACCTCTCCGACGGCCACGATGTGCGCGTTCAAGTGGGCTCGAGCTTCCCCTTCTCGAAATCGGCGCAGTGGGATACGCGCCTTGAGTTCCTGCGGGCGATGCCTGGCTTGGTCATCAATCCCAAGACCGGCGAAGTGAACGAACAGAAGCTCGCACGATATCTGGAACCGGGTGCGCCGGGCCTCCAAGCGTTCGAGACTGAGGAAAATCCTGACGCGATCGAGATTCGGCAGGAACACCTCATGCTGGAAAACTTCGATCCGACCGCCGACCCACCGCGGCTACAGATCCCGCAGATCGCGATGTGGCAGAGTCACGCGATCCATCTGAAGGAGCATTTCGACTTCATGAAGCGCAACCGATCGCGCTTCGAGAAGTGGCACCCGCTCGCCCAGCAAGCGTTTGTCGATCACATGGAGCTGACGCAGCAGGCGGTCACACAACAGATCGCGGCGATGATGGGTGGCGAAGCGCCAGCGCCCCCGGGCGAAGAAACGCCGCCGGCCGACGGTGGTGCGGGCACCGACGGACGCAGATCGCCTCAATTGGTACGCCCAGAGACAGCATCCCCTGGACCCGGAACCTCGCGTTTGACGCGCGCTGATCGCGCGTCCGCTCATACCTGAACGGAGCCGCCATGGAAGACCAAGCCCAAACCCAGCAAACCGCGAACGCAGAAGAAGCCGCATTCATCGAGCAATTCTCGACAAAGATGGAGAAGGCTTCTGCCGCTGACGAGCCAGAAGAAGAAAAGAAGGAGTCCGAGTCCGAGTCCGAGTCTGAGAAGCCCGAGTCTGAGAAAAAGGGCGACGAGGAGGATGATGCGGAACCGGAACCGGAACCGGAAAAGAAGAGCGACGATGCAGAATCGGAAAAAAAGAAGAAGGACAGCGAAGACCTGGACGACGACGAGGCTGCCCCTGACAAGGTCGACGAAGCTACGGCCGCGGCACTCAAGAAACACGGCCTGAAGTTGACGATGGATGACGTGCCGGAAGCAGTACGGCCCATCCTCCAGAAAAAGATGGCGCATGTCGACGCGGTGCTCACGCGCGCGCTGCAGGATGCACGAGGCTACCGCAAGACCGAACGTGAAGTACTCGCCGAACGCAAGTATTTCGAGGAGCACCCCGACCTGTATCTGGCGGAGCAGTTCTATCGCTTGTCGCCAGAACAACGCGACGAATTGGTGGTGAAGGTGCAGGCGCAGCTCGAACGCTTCACCAGTACGGACGGTGCAAAGCTTTTCGAGCACGAGACCAAAGAGGAACGTGACGCCGCCCGACATGCTGTCGATGAGCAGTACACCGTTGCCGAACATCGCATGCAACGCGCGGACGAGATTGCTGTCTATGCGCGCACCGCATCGGTTCGACTCGGACTGCCGTGGGAGCACGTCGAGAATGCCGTCGTTGTCGCGCTGTCCCAAAAACCCGAGGACACGCGCGACCTCACCGAAGCCGAACTTGACGCGATCATCGACAAGCAGGCCCGCATCTGGCGGCGCCACAGCGTGGCGATCGTTCGCGAGGACAAGAAGACGGCCATTCGGGAACGGACGAAAGATCGGGCGACCACCAGTCCCGCAGTGCGTATCGGTGGAGCAGGTGCACCGCTCGCACGTACACCCACAACCAAGATCGCTGCGAACGACGAAGAGTTCATCGAACAGTTCATAGCAAAGCAAACCGCTCGATCGAGCTAGCGTCGTCGCGCTTTAGGAGAAACTATCATGCCCGCTGGCTACATTGCCTCACTTCCCAACTGGGATGCCCTGTTGGAAGAGGATTACGTCAAAAAGCAGATCGTCGACGCCATCAACGTGTCGACGGTGTTCAAGGACGAGCTCAAGCGCGTCGGGCCGACGTCCGGCCGTGCGCGCGTGTACACCGCCAAGGTCGGCGCCTCACAGGGCACCGGCGCACGTCGCGAAGATGCGCAGATGCCCGCATACGGCGCTGGTGAGTACCAGCCCGTCAGGGTCACCGCGCGCTACAACTACGCGACCTTCAAGATCACTGGCCCGGCCGAAGAGTTCGGTACTCACAAGGCGTTCGTGGAATTCGGCCTGCAGATCTTGCAGGACACGAAGGAAGCGCTGCGCCTCGCCATCGGTCGCCAGACATGGGGCGACGGCCAAGGCATTATGGCGCTGATCAACAACGGTGGCGGCTACGCGGCTGGCGTGGCAACGACCACGGTCGACAGCGCTTACGGTGTGCTGTGGGGTTCGTTGGCCGCAATGACCACGATTCTGATCAAGCGGAACATGCTCGTGCAGTTCGGCACGGAGGACAACTCCGGGCAGGGCTACAGGATCACGTCCGTCGGCACTACGAGCATCACCTTTTCGCCGCCACTGCAGAACGCGATCGCGGACAATGCGACCATCATCATTCTTGGGTCGTCCGGCGCGGAAGTTGTCGGCGCACTGGCGATGGTGGCCACCGCGAGCTTTATGACGTCCGTGCTCAGCCTCCCGAACGGGATCTACAACGGGATCGATCGCGTCCTGTTCCCCGAGTTTGAAGGTAACGTGGTGAACGCTAACGCCGCGCTATCGTTGCCACTCATCCGTGCGACCCGCGATGCGATCTACAAGCGGACGGATAGCGAAATGTCGGACCTGATGATCGGATCGACCGAAATGGCGGCCGACTATGAAGCACTGCTCGTCGCTGCACAGCGTTTTGTGCCGCCCAACAAGCTGCGCGGCGGTTACAGCGTGCTCGAGCACGACGGTTTGCAGTTCATCAAGGACTCGAAGGCGCCGATCAAGGCGCTGTTCTTCTTCGACACGAAGAAGATCGCCTGGATGCAAACGGCTGACCCGCACTGGAAGCAAGATGGCAGCGGCATCATGCGCATCATCCCCGGCCAGGATGCAAAAGAAGCGCTGCTCCTCTGGTACGCGAACCTTGATTGTATGGAACCGCGTAGCCAAGCCGTGCTCTACAACATCACACACACGTAGTCGCTTGAACGGGTGCGGCATCATGCTGCACCCACACCATTTTCATGAGGACCTCAGCGATGATTCGCTCTCTCAAGTCGGTGCTCTTGGCGGCGGTGCTGGCGATCCTGCCCGCTTCGCTCGCTGCCGCACCGACAAATGTTTCGTGCGCGGTGGCGCCAGTCGCCATGGTGCATGCGTCCGTCATGCCGTACCAGCTTCACGACTCGGCGCCAGTGTCGGCGCCAGTGTCGGCGCCAGTGTCGGCGCCAGTGTCGGCGCCAGTGTCATCCGATTTCGAGAAAATGTTGGGGCTCGGACTCGGCGCTGCGCTCATGGGGATCACGCTGCCACGTACGCGCGCGATGGACCGCACGACCCAGCCTAGCCTCACGGATGACGTGCGGGGCAATATGTCAGTACTGCTCGCTGACCTGTTTTATGCCACGCGAAACCAGTCTGGCACAGTGGCGCCCGGCATCACAACCGGCACCACTGTACAGAAGGTCAAAACGGTCAACAACACGACGTTCTTGTGCCTCGGCAAGCCGATCGCAAAGGCAGCTACCGATGACTTCTGGACACTGACCGGTGGCGTACTGGCCGTCTCGAGTTTCCGAAAGTATCGACTGCTCATTGATACGGCGGGTGCCGCGAGCGTGCAGGCATCGGCCGACGCGGCTACGGCTGCGCTGTGCGATTTCGTAACGCGTCCGGCAGACGGTCTGACCATTCTCGGTGTGCTGACTGTGGCCACCAACGGTGCTACCACATTCACGCCGGCCACAACCAGCTTGGCCGCAGCGGGCATCACCAGCACGTACATCGACGGTTCGGACGGGCTGGAGTTCATGGCCGCCCAGCTCTCACCGTAACTGACGTTCACTGACGTTCATGCTTAGGGGCAGAGCAAGGGACTACGCTCTGCCCTTCACCTCTTTGGAGATCCTCTACAATGCCACTCTCAGTTGACGCCCGAAACCGACTGGGCTACGCGATGGCGTCGTTCACCGCCGCCGCGGAAACCGCCGACGCCATCGACACCACGCTCGCCAACGGCGCGCTCGCCGACGGGAAAATCCCGATTGGTTCCGTCGCCAACGTAGCGGCAGCCCAAACGCTCACTGGCGACGTCACGGTGACACGCCTTGGCGTCACATCCATCGGCGCCGGCAAGGTCGCGCAGGCGATGGACGTGGCCGCGTCACGCGACGCGACGATCGCCGCAGTTGTCGCGGACAAGAACGTGATCGGCGGTATCCCGGTCGTGTTCCGCATCGATCTGGCCGCTGGCGCGCTCGCCGATACCGATGTGATCATGACGCACAAGGTTCGTGTGATCGACGCGTATCTCGTGCTTCGTGGCGCTGGTGTCGCTACGACCACACTGCAGGTGAAGAACACCGCGAGCGCGATCACGAACGCGATGGCGGCAAGCGGGAGCGATCAGGCGCTCGTGCGGTGCGCCACCATCGACGACGCCAACTATGAGATCGCCGCCGCCGGCACACTCCGTGTCACAAGCGCCACTGGCGCATCACAGCCGGCAGCCACCGTGTACGTGACGGCCCTCCGCGTCGCGTAATCGCGTGATCTTCGTTGCAGCATTGACGAGATTTTTCCAGCGCCGGCGCCGAGACAGTTCGGTGCCGGTGTCTGGTGCTGCTATTGGGATCGGCCGCTCTTACGGCCCGCCGCAATCGGATCGCGAGATCCGTCAGTTCGTGGCACGGATGCGCGAGACGCTCAACGACGACAAGCTCGACATCATCTGGAACCCGACGTTTCGACTAGTCGCGGGGGGCACGTACACCGCGACAGGCGAACTCGTCCCGCCGGTGCATGAAGGCCGGTGGCAAGTCACGCGCAGGATCGGTGCTGGCGAAGGGCGCGACGGAAAGGATGACATCGTGCTCTGCACGGTGCGTGCGTACACGCTTATGGCCGGCATTCTCGCCTTCGAGGCTGACGAAGACGCCGGCTACGCGCCGGTCGATGAACGGCTCCTGGTGTTGCTGCGGTCCGCAGACTCCGCGAACGTGCGCCAGTTCGAGGAGCTGCGGAAGCGCATCTGGGCCGCGGACGACGCGATTGACGCGGCTGGCGACAGGATCAACGAAGGCGAGGCGATTGCTGGTTTGGATCACGCGCACTTCAAGACAAACTACGCCGGTGGCGTAGGCAACTGGAAAGGCCGCGGTGTTGATCTCGACGCCGCCGGAAAGATTGTCACACCCTAACTACGGACGGAACTATGCCAGGCCCGAACGATCATCATTTCGAAATGGTGGATGGTGTACTCAGGCAATTGCCCGGCTTGGGAGCGGACGAGCCCAGCGAGCAGTTGCGTGCCAAGATGGACGCGGACGCCGTGGCGCTCCGTGTCCGGAAGACTGAGTTGGCCGAACTCGATCGTGCGATAAAGGGTCAGGCCGCTGACCATGAGCAACGCGAGAAGGCAATGGTCGACAGAGAAGCGGAATTGGAAGAGAAAGCAGCCGCTCTTGAACTCGACAAGCAGGCGCTGGAGAGGCGGTTGAAGGAAATGGAGACCAAGGAACGCGAAGCTCCCGAGAAAAAGAGTGGCTTCTTCGGGTGAGGTAGATCATCGTGTCTGGTTTCATAGCTGAGACGGTCCGTGGGGTGATCGAACGCGCACGTACGTCATTTTGGGCGTTCAACGACGTCCAGATGCCGGACGGCGCACTTCTCCAAATCGTCAATGATCGGCAGCGGTCGGCGATCTTGGCGATTATCGAGCACATTCAACCACTGATCGGCGAAACACTCGCGGTGACGATCGGCACGTCGCCAGATGCCCCACAGGCATTGGTCGCGTTTGACGGCAGTGGTGCCCCGTACTTCACTACGACAGTCGAGGATGGGTACGGCATCCGATTCGCTGACGGCGTGCCGTACATCGACACGACCCGGTTGTTCGTCAGCGACCCATTCGGCGCTTCTGGTACGGCGACCCCGGGGTTCCCGTTGCAAGCCGACATACTGCGCATCATCGCGTGCACGGTGTCGCTGTCAACAGATCAGACGTTCGACCCACCGCATACGGTGGACATTCTCGATCAGGTCGCAGCGACACAGAGCGGTGCCGGTCACGGCGGCGGCATGGCGTTCAAGGCGTTTATTTCTGCGCGCCGACTGGTGCCGGTCCGACAGACCATGGGTGATGCGTGGTCGTTGGTGACGGAGCTTCAGATATCGACGGTCCGCTGTCCTGTACTGACGACACTCGACGACACGCTCACGATACCAGAGCCGTTCACGTTAGTATTGGAAAGCTCGATCGCCGAGTTCCTGGCGGGCGCGTCCCCGAAGTGCACCGACCGCGACCGCCAGCGGTTCATGCAACTGCGGCGCGAAGCACAATCTGTCAATGACAGCGACGCATTCAAGGTCCTCGATGCCGTCACTTCTCAGTCCGTGCTCTACAGGAGATGATCATGGCCGACGACGACAACAAGATTTTCCT